AGACAATGTGCCGGTCAAAAACAGAATCATTGGCGTTACCACTGACCACGCGTTCTCGTCATTTGGGCTGATGTCAAGCGGCTGACTGACAAATAGCAGGCCGTAAATCAATGAGAACAACGTGCCAACAAACGACAATGCAAGCGCAATTCCCACAATAAGCACCAGCCTGCCTTTTAGTTCATCGTTTGTGTAGCGCGGCCTCATTTGCATTTAATTTCTGATGATGTGATTGTGCTCAGCGCTTTGTTGCGTGTGCAGTTGTCGCGTACTCGATCACTGCACGCTGTCAGCACTGTAAGACACACTAAGCCAACAAGTGCAATCAGTGCTTTTGGTGGGTTAGTAATTTTCATTATGCGACCTGATAATTACCAGCAACAGTAATTGTGTCGCTTGTTGCCCATGTAAACGGAATTGTTGCGCTTGTGTCGGCTGCGCCTGCATAAGTGCCAGTGGTGGTAATAGCAAGCAAACGAACTGCAGTTGTGCCAATCATAATTGCATACATTAAATTAAAAACGCTTGCAGAACTGTCAAAGAAAATGCCAGTAAAGTTAATACTGTCTAACGTAGTTACACCGCTTGCCGCTACTGGCAAAGTCAAATCTGTGTTCGCAGCCAAAGTTGTTGTTGAACCAAATGTAACTTTTGCCTGAAAATAAACTGTTTTATTAACTTGAACATATGTGCCTGTTCTAGTGCCGTTGCCAATAGTAATACTGCTAAACGCTGGCGTAAATGCAACGCTTTCGCCAATGGCGTTCAATTGCGCCGCAGTTAATACGGTTGAAGCAGTAAATGGAAATGGTGTAGCCATAGGTTCTCCTTATTGTAGTAAATCTGTGCCGTTAAGTGATGACTTATCAAGGATGAACCAAGACGCATACCGCGCTGATCCGTCCACTGTCATCTGCCATTGTCCCGGCACAATGCGATGCTCGATACGGTTAATCAGTTCCGCTTGGCTAATGCTGTTGCCTGTAGGCGGCTGCACAGTCAGCGTGTAGCGGTCTAGCAGTTCTAGTTGCATTAGGGTAGTCCAGTTAGCCGTTGCCGCCGTTACGCCCACCGAGACTGGTGAGATGTTGGTCAGCAGTTGCCCATTGACCGTTGCCTGATAGGCAGCCAGTGTTACAGCCTGAGCCTGCGTAGAGAGTTGCGTGCTGGTATTCATGGCATTAGTGCCATACGCGCTGACGCTGGCTGAGTTGGTAGTTGATGTCTGGCCGCCGCCAGTGAACGTCACGGTGATGTCATTACGGATCGCAGCAGCGTCATAGTTGATTTGCACGCTTGGCTCAAACGGTATTGAGCCGCTAGCAAACGTGGCTTGGCTGGTGTTGCTCGATGTGTTGGTGTACACATAGTTGCGATCAGTGAACTTGATTACGCCAGCGCGCGTGACAAACAATTCGCCGTCCTCAGAATCATTGACCGTTTGCATCTCGGCAACCAGATTGCTATTTGGTGCGGACAAGCCGCCAACAGTTGCGACTGGTGCTGCCGTAATGCTTTGCAATGTGGCATCCCATGACGTATAGCCAAGCAGTCGAGTCATGCGCGCGGCTGATGTTTCGCTAACGTTGTTGTTGTTGACGTTGTATAACGCCAATGCTTGCGCTGCCGACAAGGCAGTTGCATAAACCGCTAATTCTTGCGTTTGTTGCCTATTAACGTCAAATGTTCTAATTGGTGTTAAAAATTGGTTAACCGCAGTTGTTGTTGCGCCAGTTTGCGCTATGCCGTTTATGTAAAACGCCACTGCTTGCGTTGCTTTTGTGTAAGTTGCAGTCACAAACATTGGTTCATTTGGCAAACTGTATGCTGCAGTGCTTTCACGCCTTGAAGTGTTTAAGGCTGCATCTCTTACTATTGCCATAATTTTTAGAGTAGATGTGTTGTATGTAATGTTAAAAGTGTTGGCTTGGTCGTTATTGTAAGAGAAACCCCAAAAACCATTGCTGCTCCCGCCTTGACTATTTGTGGACTGCCACCATCCACTGACACTCGCATCTCCAACTGTTGACGCTGCTGTTGTTGTTGTCGTGCTGTAACCATTAAATGCATTTGCCAAATTTATTGCTGGCGTGCTTAGTGCAGTAGTAAATTGTTGCCCTTGTTGGTAATTTTCAGTGCCAGGTGAGACTACTGACATTGTGCGACCAGCAACTAAATCAGTTATTGTTGTGCTCGATTGTCCGTCATTGCATCGCCAGTAATGAATTGGGTTTAGCGTCTTGGTGTAGTCATACACATAGTCCGGCAGCAGTTCCTGAGACAACAAACTTAGGCCGTCAAAACATGACAACGTGGTGGTGGCGAACTTGCCTGCCTGATCCCACGCTGCAGGGAATCCGTCCACAAATCCCCTGAACACTGCATAGGTGACTGAGTTGCTAACGCCCTCAATCTTGATCTGCCGTCTGGGTAGCAGTTTGCCGTAGTACAGGCCAGACGTGTAGAACGGATCAAAGAGCCGTGAGTTGTTGTTGAGGACTACTTGAGCAGTGCCGATGAACTGGCTGTAATCGTCAGCCCTACCGCGTGAGACATCAGCCGAGTACACATACGCAGTGATGTCAGTCCAGGTCGGGTTGGCAACGTATGGCCCATCATCAAAGGCAATCGAGACTTTAGGTGTAGGCCAGGCCATTAGCCAGCCACGAATCCAAATGAGCCAGTGCGCGCTTTGTACGCATTGAGCGCATCAACTACAGACTTGCCGATTGCCACAGGATCACCCACGCCAGCATTGACCGTGATGTTCACACCGCGCTCAGCAGAGCCAGCGTTGCCGATGTTGCCAGTGGATGTAGATGGGGTGACGCTAGGTGCATTTTTGCCAGTAACGCGCTCGGCAAAGTTACCTACTAACTGACCAGCAAATCCAGGCAAAGTTAATGAGCCAAGAAGTTTTAGCGCAAGTCCACCAACGCCTTTGATTTTTTCTACAGCGTCAGCCAGTTTGACCGTTGCAATAGCAACACCTGTAATGCCAGCCGCTAGTACAACGTATGGATTAAGTGACATTGCAGCGTTAAGCGCAAGAGTTGAGATTGCTAGCGCGCCAACACCTACCGCTAAACCGCCAAATAAGTCGGGATTTGCTTGTGCAAAATCAGCAATCTTTTGTATTGCCGGAACTACTTTTTCCATGACCGGCAAAAACGCCTCGCCGATGCCTTCTTTAGTTTCTGCAAATGCAATGCTCAGTTTTTTCATGCCGCCTGCAGCAGTGTCAGCGGCTGCTTTGCCAGCGCCGCCAAAGTTTGCTTCGAGCACCTTTTGCACCTCAGCCAGTGACGCACCATCTTTGATCATGGCCTTGATTTCTGGCGATAGCGCGTTTAGACCTTTCATGTTGCCTGCATAGGCTTTGGCTAGTGCGTCAGTGACATCAACTAGCGGCTTGCCAGTAGCGGCTGCCACGTCTGTAGCAAGGTTCATCAGTTCTGTTGCTTTGGCTACATCTTTTGTGGCAACAATTAACTTCTGCAATGCCGGACGCGCTTCATCATCGGAGATGGCAGCAGACCTGCCCAGACCGCTGATGTATTTCTCTACGCTCTTAACTTGGTCATCAGTTGCTGATGTTGATGCTTTGATCTGACGTGCCAAACTTGCTTGCGCTGCTTGATCCTCAATGGCTGCCTTAACGCTTGACCCAATTACGCCTACTACAGCAGTGAGTGCAGCGGCTGCCGGTACCGCTGCCTTCTTAATGGCAAACTGTGCCTTCTCGCTAGTTGTTTCTAGTTGCTTAAACTGCTTTATTGCTTTGTTAATGCCAGCGCTATTGAACTCGCTAACAATAGGAATTGAAATCATTGCAGTTCTCGATTCACCTTGTTGACTACACGCAAAGATGCCTGCTCAATCTCGCGCGTGATCTCACGAATCTTGCTATACACCGCTGGCCCAAATAAGCGCGTGCGCCCTGCTGGTGGCGTAGCGTTCAGATTGGTAGCCAAGATGTTGCGCGTCTTGCGCCCTGCTGTCTCAAAAATGGCAGTGGCTTGATCTGTCTGCTGGATGGTAATGACGGATGCAGAATTGCGCCGTGTGTCCAGTTTGACTTTTACGCCCTTTTGCGCTTTTGTTACGCTGTAAGGGAATAGTTTGCGGTTG